ACTTTCACTTTGATTATGTTGCTCCTGAAAAAGAAAAGCACTATGTAAAAGTATGGCGCAGTCGTAATCCTATCAATGATCTAGAATACGGGTATGGCGGCATCAAACTATTCCCAAGACAAGCAACACTTGATATGGATACATCACGTCCTGATATGACCACAAGCATAAGCAGGCATTTCAAACCTATCAAAGTAGTAAGCAACATTACAGCATTCAACACAGGACCTTTTGAAACTTGGAAAAGTGCATTCCGTGAGTGTGCTAAATTAAGCGCAAAAGTTATTGATAGACAAAAGTCGGAGGAAACAGATGAAAGACTCAAAGTTTGGACTACTGTTGGGGAAGATAGAACGTTTGGTGAATATGCGCTGGCCGGGGCTCGTGCTGGTATGGAGTTTGGTCTTTCTGACAGCGTGGATCTACAACTGATAAACGATTTTGATTGGTTAAAGGAGCAGTTTGATTTAGCATATCCTGAAATAGAACAACCTGCTGAAGTTATTGATGAAGAAATGATAGCTCTATTGGATCGTTTTGAATATATGTATGACGGCCTAAGTAATGTTAGACGTTTAGTAAACGACAAAGACGTTAGCAGTGTTTTTAAAATTGCAGATAACGAAGAACTTCGCAAAGCAGTAATTGAGAAAAATATTCATAGTATTTTTAGGCTTACTAATGCAAGTGAAGATCTACGTAAAGCAGTTATAGAAAAAAATCTACACAGTATTTTTCGGGTCACAGGTGCAGATGTAGACTTGCGAAAAGCAGTTATGGAGCAAAACTTTTACAGCATGGCAAGGCTTTTGCCTGAAGTAGCAGACGAATTTAAGTTATTACAACATGATAAAAATGCTCTGTGGCGTGTGCTAGAAAAATATACTAATAGCCTGTTTGTACCTGCACTTAAAAAACTGCAAGAAGATAATTTCAACATGGACTGCTTCAGTCGTGGACAAATACAAAGTAAAAAATGGCTTGTTGATACATTAAAAGATTTGGATCTTGATCTTGGCACTGTGTTTATATGCGCAGGTTGGTATGCTACTATTGTTCCTATGTTATCAGAAGCAGACATAAAGTTTGATAAGATACGTAGTTTTGACATAGATGACAGTGTCTGGAAAATTGCAGAAACATTTAATCAACATCTAAAAGATGGATGGCGCTTCAAAGCACAAACCAAAGATATTATGGACATTAACTATATTGTTGATAACTATACAACTGTTAAGGGCAACGGCGATGTAGAACAATGTAAAGACTCACCAGACACTATTGTAAACACAAGTTGCGAACACATAGCAGACTTTGACGAATGGTTTGCAAAGATTCCAGACGGTAAACTTGTTGTGCTACAGAGCAATAATTACTATAGTATAGACGACCATGTAAACTGTGTAAAGGATAGTTTACATTTTGAGCAAATGGCACCACTTAGTAAAGTATACTTTACTGGAGAGTTGCCACTAGAAAAATACACGAGGTTTATGAGGATTGGACGTAAGTAATCTAACGTTGCGGCAGTTACAGCAAGAAAGTGCAAGGGCACTAAGCACTATGCAAGCAACTAACAACAATATCTATCAGTTCAACAAACGTGCGCATCACAACAGCCACAACTGGTATGCGGCTGTTATTGAATGGTATGTAGAACAGTATGGTGACCTGCCCAGTCGTGTAGGCCCCGGAAAAGATGTAAGGTTGATTTTAGATGTATAGATATCAAGATATAAAAGCAATACACTTAGAAGTAACACAAAACTGTCAAGCTGCATGTCCTATGTGTGATCGAAACATGCGCGGAGAAGGAATAAATCCTCATATTAATTTAGACGAGCTTTCGCTTGATGATTGTAAAAAAATATTCAAACCAGATTTTGTTGCACAATTAAAAACTATGTTCATGTGCGGCAACTTAGGTGACCCTATAGTTGCAAGAGATACATTAGAGATATTCAAATATTTCCGTGAGCATAATCCACATATGTGGTTAAGCATGAATACAAATGCAGGAGCAAGAGATGAAGCGTGGTGGACAGAACTGGCCCAAGTCTATGGTAGAATGGGTGCTGTTATTTTTAGTGTGGACGGGCTTAGGGATACTAATCACATATATAGGCAGAACGTGGTTTGGGACAATGTAGAACGCAGTATGCGAGCTTTTATAGGTGCTGGCGGTAGAGCACGTTGGGATTTTCTTGTGTTTGAACACAATCAACATCAAGTTGAACAAGCAGAAGCATTTGCCAACGAACTAGGTTTTGAACGATTTATTGCGAAGAAAACTGATAGATTTGTAACAGCAAAAAAAGAAAAGAAAGAAGAGCATCAAGCAAAAAGTAAAAAAGGTCAAGAAGCAGCACTGCTTAAAAAACCTGATGAAAAATATCAAAATCCTGTTCGTAAAAAACAAGATATACTATTAGAGAAATATGGTACTATGCAAAAATATTACGATGCTGTACCTATCAAATGCAAAGTAAAAGAAGAAGGTAGTTTGTTTGTTACAGCAGAAGGGTTAGCACTGCCTTGCTGTTGGACTGCTACACGTATGTATAAATGGTATCATGAAGATCCTACCGTAGAACCTATTTGGCGATACATAGAAAACATAGGTGGCAAACAAAACCTAAATGCAAAACAAGGACTAGAAAAGGTTTTTGCCACAGGTATATTTGATAATATACAAACTGGTTGGAATTTGTCAAGTTGTGCAGAAGGAAAACTTAGTGTTTGCTCCGAAAAATGCGGTATAGAATTTGATCCTTTTACAGCACAATGGAGTGTAGAATGAATATTGCTTTTTTAGGATGTAGTTATTCTAATTGGTATGACGGTGATTGTTTTGGAGAAAGTTATCCTGCTTTATTTGCAAAAAATAATCCGGATGTAAATGTATGGGATTTATCTATACCTGGCAGTAGTAATGACAGTTTATATTTTAGACTTTTATACGCTGAGAAACATTTTAATATTAAAATAGATAAAGTGGTTGTTCAACTTACACATTTCCAGCGAACACTACAATGGTATGATTGGAATTATGATTGGACTGTTAAGTTATTTAGGCACGGCGCAAGTTTTGACAATTATGTCGCGTTAGGAGAATATAATCCTGAATATTTTGATACAATTACTTCTACAATATGTTTGAAGGATGGTAGTGATTGGCAAAATTTGATAGCTAAAAAATTAGAGAAAATTACTCGTGTACCTAAAGTTTATCTAAGGATGTGGTATTTAGACCAATTTGAAAGTAACAAATATATATTTGCCGCGCAGAAAGAACTCGATCTCATAAACGGTGTTTATGGGCTTGATAACGTGATTCCCTTTTCTTGGCATTGCAACTTTAATAGTAAGTCAAAAAAAGAACATGATATTATACTTCCATCCAATTGGGTAGGTAGTGTAGATCAGGCCTTGGGCCGGGCATTTTGGAAAAAACCCTATGCTGTAGACAACAGCCCTCATTTCGGAGCAGCAGGGCAAAAAGCAGTATACGATTGGATCTCGCCAAACATTAACGATAGATTTATACGTAAGGATAAGTAGGTATATGAGTGATAATATTAGCCCTACATTTTGTGCATTACCGTGGATGCACCTTAGTAGCAGACCAGATGGAAAAATGAGAACTTGCTGTACCTCTAACGCAAGTTCAGTACAGGATCCTGACAGCAGTGTAAAGATTGGCGGTGGTGAAGTAGGAGTTGTCAAAAACGATGACGGTATTCCTGCTAACTTTAACCACACAAGTTTAGAAGATGCATGGAACAGTTCTTATATGCGTAATGTACGAAAAATGATGTTGCGTGGTGAGAAGCCTGCAAGTTGTTTAAAATGTTACAAAGAAGAAGATGCAGGACATATGAGCAAGCGTAATTGGGAAACTGAGTATTGGGGTAACAGATACAATCTTCAAGAACTTGTAGACGAAACTAAAGAAGATGGAAGCATTCCTCCAAAAATACGTTACATAGACTTACGTATGGGTACCAAATGTCAACTTGCTTGTGTAATGTGTTCGCCGCACGATAGTTCAGGATGGATTAAAGATTGGCAATCTATATATCCTGAAATGCAAAATGAAAATTTAAAAAATACAAGTGCTTGGAAAAACAAGGGTCAAGTGCATGGTGCAAGTTATAATTGGCATAAAAATAACCCAAGATTCTGGAAGGAGCTTATGGAACAAGTTCCTCACATGTACCAATTATACTTTGCTGGAGGTGAAAGTCTTGTTATAGATGAACATTATGATTTATTAGAAGAATGTATAAAGCAAGGACATGCTAAAAATATAGAACTAAGATATAATAGTAATGCAGTAGAATGGAGAGATGATTTATTTGAGTTATGGGCAGAGTTTAAGCGTGTAAGATTCCATTATAGTATAGATGCATATGGTAAGCAGAATGAATATATAAGATATCCTAGTGTATGGGAACATCAGGAAAAAGTTTTTTATATGCTAGATAATACTGCGCCACAAGTAGAAGTTACAACAGCAACGACTATTATGGCATTGAACATTGCATACATTCCAGAGTTTGTGAAATGGAAAGTACAACAGGGATTCAAAAAAATAAACAAGTATCCTTTAGGTGCAGGAGGCATCAACATGCATTTTGCTTATTGGCCACCTCAGCTAAATGTAAAAATATTACCGGCACATATAAAACAGCAGATAACTGAAAAGTACGAAAATGAGTTTTTTCCGTGGATTGAAGAAAACTGGCAGTCTTTTACAGGTGTAAAAGAACTAGGCATCACTAAAGAAGAGTTTATGAAAAGTCCTTATGGTTTGAAAAGATTTAAAGGTATTGTAAACTTTATGAACGCAGAAGACTGGAGTCAACGATTGCCCGAAACACGAGAATACCTATCACTTGTGAATAAGCAACGTAACTTTGATAACAGTTTTTTAGATACGTTTCCAATTTTTGAGGATATTATGAATGGGTGATTGTACATTTTGTCCTTTACCATGGAATAGCTTAAACATGCGTAACAATGGAGATTTACGCATATGTTGTAATACTAATAGCTATACAGAAAATAGAGGCATACTTAGAAAAGAAGACGGTAAAACCCCTTACAATGCAGGTAAAGACGACTGGAACGAAGCACGAAACAGTGATGTTTTAAAAGAAGTAAGGTCTGCAATGTTGAAAGGTGAATGGCATCCTGAATGCGAACGTTGTAGACAAGAAGAGGCAAATGGATTGCGCAGTCGTAGAGAATACGAAAGTGACGACTGGGGCAAATGGTATAGTGATACAACCTTAGAAAAAGTCTTGCCTTATACAAAAGAAGACGGAACTATTGATACAGATGCACTTGACTTTGAATATCTTGATATTCGATACGGAAATTTTTGTAATCTAAAATGTAGAATGTGTGGTCCGACGGATAGTCATCAATGGTATGATGATTATACAAAATTATACGATACTACAAAATTTACAGACACAAACGGAAAAGTTCAACTAGAAAAAAATGAAAAAGGACGCTGGGTTACAGATAACTACAGTTGGTTTAGTGGCAACAACCAATATTGGCATTACTTTGAAAAGTATGCGCCTGATGCAAAAAAACTTTATATCGTAGGCGGCGAGCCGTTGATAATACCTGAACATCAAGAAAGTCTTGAAAGATTAGTTGCAAGTGGAAAATCTAAAGATATACAGCTTGAATATAACACAAATCTAACAATGGTTCCGGATAGACTTATATATCTATGGGAACAGTTTAAGCAAATACGCATAGGTGTAAGTATTGATGGATGTAACGAAGTGTTTGATTATCAACGCACACCTGCCAAGTTTGATGCTGTTTATAAGAACATGTTAAGATTACAAGAAAATGATAACATAAATCTCAAAGCCTGGTTTGCATTTACAGTTACACCGTTTAACGTATTTCACCTACCAGAGTTTATGAAATGGAAACTCGAAGAAAGTGGATTGACTAAGTTTAATCCTAATGATGGTCATAGACCTATAGTGTCTCAACATATGTGTCATAGTCCAAAGCACTATAACATAAAGGTATTACCACCAGAAATTAAAAAACAAGTAAGTTTGCAATACTTAGAATATAAAAACTGGATTGATTCTACAGGACATACTGATAGAGTAAAAAAGCAGTTTTATAAAGTATTAGACGGTGTTGAAAAATTTATGTTATCTGAAAACTATCATGATGTAACATGTAACTATTTCAATGACGATAGAACTTGGCTTTATGAGTTTGTACGCTCAACTATTAAACTTGATGAGATTAGAAATCAAAATATATTAGATATTGTACCTCAGTATAGGGATTTGTTTAATGCACATAACGAACGAGAATCTTGATTGTGCGATTATAACATTGTTTATACACAATGTTTGTAACTATAACTGTTCTTATTGTGATGACTATCATCGGGATGGTAGCGAACGCTGGCCAACAGACTGGCAACCTTATATAGATTTAATCGAAAAAATGCAAAAGAAAAACAAGTATTTGTATGTAGAAGTACTTGGCGGAGAACCTACTGTATGGCCAAAGTTTCAAGATTTTGTAGATACAATAAGTTCAGATACAGTGTTTGTTGAGTTTAGCACTAATGCAAGTAGAACAATAAGATATTGGGAACAATTCCGTACACATCGTGCTTTCTGTTTTTTGAGCTGGCATTACGAGTTTGCAGACGATGATCACTTTTATAAAGTTGCAGAAATTATGCAACACAAGGCTAGTGTAAGTATACCACTAATGATTACTCCAGATAACTTTGATAGAGCAAAGTCATTGTACTATAGATTGACTGATCTAAATGTTGAAATTACTCCTAAGTTTACACGAACAAGTATAGGAGGGACAGACTATTTTGATTATACTGATGAACAACGTGAATGGATACAAAATAATGCCTGGCACAAAATGAAACCTTTTGGTATAGATTGGACTATTCCTAGGAACTTACATTTTGACGGCGAACCTTTAAAATTTATGAAAGTGTTAGATCAACAAAAACATATTTTTAATGGGTATACTTGCACAGCTGGTATAAAAAGGCTGATGGTAGAACCTGATGGTAATATACTAAGGTGTACAAAACGTGTAGGCGGTAGTCTAGGCAACTTAAAAACAGGTGAATATACTTTACCAGAAGATCCTATTGTATGTGATTATAGAGCTTGTCCATGTAAGTTAGATGCTATTGTGGAAAAATGGATATGAGACATGATCCTTTTTTATATGTCAAAGATCACGGATCTTATTCAAAACGATTTTTTTCTGAATCAGAAGAAATACAATTTTATAAAAATCGCAAAAAGTTAACACAATTAAAAGACGGATATTATCTAAGACATTTGATAGAATATAAGACAAACAAGTATAACTATAGATGTAGTCATGAAAATATTGATAATAGTGATTACATGATTGCTTTGGGATGTAGTCATACCTTTGGTGCTGGATTACATAAAGAACACAGATACAGTGATTTATTAGAATCTGAATATGATTGTAAGGTTTTTAATTTAGGATACCCGGGCGGTTCGCAAAATTTAATTAAAGACAACTTATTACATCTAATATCAAGTGGTTGCAGATTACCTAAAGTTGCAATAATCCAATGGCCTGCTGAGGCAAGGTTATACTTTGGCTATCAAGGAATGAACTGGCATACAAAAAACACCAATAAAACTTTATCTTTAGAGAGCATGGAAT